AGTACGATCCATCTAGTGAGGACATGGATGAAGCAATCACACGCATCTTGCGTCATTTCCCGGATGCATCATTGACTGGGTTTCCGTCGAGTGACAGAGAATATCAATACGCTCGCATTATTATTCCCGACATTGAAATTGCCGTTCAATATCGTCCGGTGGCCAACGAATGAATATCAACCTAAGCGCCACGATTGCTAGTGCTCGCCTTGTTAATGCGAAGGAAATAGAAAGGCAGCTTGCGGATGCTTTCGCCGAATGGCTTGAGGATGACGTGAATGAAGAATATATGAGCCAAGAGTTTATCGACGACAAATGGCCCTACCCTCCGCCGTCTACGGCTCGCGTGAACGGTGAAATAGCCGGAAGCCCCAGGAACATCTACGACACAGGAGAGCTGTTTCGCAGCGGTCAGGAAAGCTTCTCTATCGCCCGTGGAGGCAGCACTGTGGAAGGAAAGTGGCACTGGGGTGCCACTAATAGCAGCGGTGAAGAGTATGCATGGTTTGTGCATGAAGGCAAAGGCCCGCATTCACGCGCCCCTCGTCCATGGACCGACGAAATTGCCGAGCCCTATCTGTTTGAAGGTAGCGAAGTGAAGCTACAGTTAGAGCGCACAATAACTGCCAGGCTGAATGCCGGATGAAACTTGACTATTTGAAGTCAGACGATGGGAGCGTTCATGTCATTAACGCACGGAAGAATTACGCCACCCTTGAGGCAGGAATTGTCTGCGTGATGGCTTGCGCGGAAAGTACCAGTAGAATTTCTGACGACAACAACATCTTCGTCGTCGAGCTTCCGCCATCGCTGCTTTCTGGTGGTGACCGAGTGAAAGCGTTCAATGTTGACCTGACAATTCTTAGCCATGAGCAAGTACAGTTTTCTCCTGCAATCTGAAGAGACTGAATACTTTGAACTACTGCCCACAATCAGACTGAAAAAGCATGGTGGGTGGCTGGTGGCTGAGGCTATTGAACAAGAGCAGATTGCACGGGCCCAAAGTCAGGCCACAGTGCGTGCTGTGCAGTTGGCAAAGCGCATTGCCGACTCCAAGGAAATTCCACTGGAAGAAGCTTTTGCCGCCCTCCAAGGCGGCACAAGCTTCACTGAGATGGAACTGCTGAGCGATTACACCGAAGAAACACTGGGCATGCTGACTTCCAGCACTTCGGCCGAAAGCAATAACGCGAAGCTTGTAACTACTTTCTTGCGCACTCGCGGAGAAGGGCTTGTTGGCGAGACATGGCAAGCCTTGGATGATTGGTCGATGGACGACACGATGGGGATGGGCCGCGCCTTAATTGATAAGGCAATTGCTTTTATCGTGTCGGAGCAAGGGCAAGAGGCTGCGGGGCAAGAAGCAAAAAACTCGCGGAAGAAGACGAGTTGAGTGTTGTTGAGCGTTTAGAGAAAAACGCTCGCAAGCGCTTGTCTTCTTTAACCAACTGGAATGACTTGTATTTTCGATTGAGTTCATCTGGATTGCAAGACCCCAGATGGCACGCGGGTAATTTTGCAATACAGAAAGTAGATGATGTGTCTGCTGCTTTGAAGTTTCTGGAAAAGCAAGACACTTACAAGGCAAACGTATCGAGCATTGCCACCGCGAAGCTTGGTACTGTTGTTGTTGGCGCATTGGGTGGCAAGAAGAGTAATATTTCGGTTGATGATTTCTTGCCGTTTGACACGCGCAAGCTTAAGAAGGATACTGGCGTTACTGATCAGAGCATGAGGGTGCTGCGTCGTTTGATGCGCACGCGGAAGCTTGATTCTCGTTTGGTGGCAACGCTTGCAAGCGAAATTAAAAACGCCTCATTGCGTGAAGACGAATAGCATGCTGGCTACACTATTAAAATACCGGGCGTTGTGTAAAGAATGGCCGCCGAGCTAAGGCTTAATGTTGCGCTTGACCTTGCCTACTTCAGGCAGCAACTTCCAAAACTTGGCCAGGCAGCAGCGGGGTATCGCCTTCCCCTGCAGGTAAAGTTTGATGCGCGGCAGATTCGCCTAGAGCTAAATAAGCTCACTGGCCGCCGTGAATTCCGTGTCAATTTGAATGATACGGCGATTAAGAGTGCGTTAGATAATACAAAGAAACTGCAGGCAGAGCTTGTAAAGCTGCAGTCAGCAAGTAAATCTGCAGTGGGCGGCACGCCCCTTGGCACTGCCGGCCTTGGCAAGACAAAAAGTGCTGGTGGCTTTGATGTCAGTGAGATTAAAAAGCTCTATGAAGCTTTAGCTGTTGCTGGAGTTGAAGGTTTTGAGCGTGGCACGAAAAAGACACGCCCTCAAATGGTTGCGGCCATTGGAGCAGTTTCTCAGGACACAATTTCTGGGTTGCTTAACGGCCTGAAGAGTGGCGACCCTCAACTTGCCGCTGCCGCCAAGAGCCTTGGCAGCAACTTGATTAAAAGTTTCAAGAGTGTACTTGGCATTGCTTCACCATCGAAAGAATTTAGGAAGATAGGTGAATTTGCTGCTGAGGGCCTGGAGAATGGCTTCATTGGTGGCCTGCAAGAATTTAAGACGAAAGCCCTCAGTGAAGTTAAGAAAATTGTTGCGCTGCTAAGGCTTGAGCTTGCTTCAGTCGGCAACGTAAACATTGGCGTCGGCGGTGGCGCAGTTAGAGGTCGAGTTGCGGGCGGGCGTCAATACATGGGACCCATTGGCCCTCTGCCTACAGGCAGTAGGGAGCCATGGTCCCCTGGTAGTCGAGGGATGTATGGCGGGAGCGGCTTTGAGCCGTTCATGAGTGCAAGTGGCACTGGACGTTCGTCCGTGCAAGGCACTCCTGCAGTCAGTAGCGCTCTTACCGGCGCGAGCTTGATTGGCGCCACGGCCAGACTTGCACTGCCTCCCGCTGGCGGCAGCACGGCTTCGATGTCAGCGGCGGCGAAGGAGGCGGAGGCCACATTAAAGGCGCTGGCAAATTCTGCCCAGAGAGCGGCCTCTGTGATGACAGAGAATGCGGGGCAGCGCTTGCTTCCTTCTCGCACTACTGGTTCCGCCTTGGCTATTGGCGGCGGCGGTGGTGGTGGCGGCAGAGGAGGATTCGGCGGCATAGGGCCAAATTTTGGTCGTGATTTCGGACGTGGCCTTGTTGGCAGTGGCGGCGGCGGGGGGATTGTTGGCGAAATTGCCAGCGAATTTGGCAATGCGACAAAGCAGGTGTTGCTGTTCGGCACTGCATACAAAGCCCTTGCCGCAATCACATCGCTGCCTGGCAATATTGCACAGGCCACTGCGAACCTGCAATCGTTCCGCAACCAGCTAGAGGCTGTCACTGGAGGCGGTGAGATCATGTCTAACAGCATGAAGCTCATCGAAGGCACTGTGGCACGCTTCAATGTGCCGGTGCAATCTGCGCGAGAGGGCTTTGTCCGGCTTTACGCCTCCATGGCCCCTGCTGGTGTTGATTTGGGCACGATTAACAACTTGTTCACTGGTATTTCAGCGGCAGCGTCCACATTTGGCATGAGTGCTGATCAAGTGGATCGCATGACCTACGCCTTGTCTCAAATGGCAAGCAAGGGTCAGATTATGACCGAGGAATTGAAGGGTCAGTTGGGCGATGTGTTCCCGCAGGCCGTAAGCCTGTTTGCAGAAGCTGCAGGCTTCATGAATGACACCATGGATGATGCCGCCAAAAGTGAAGGCATCTCTAACTTCCTTGGTGCATTGGAAGACGGCGCCTTTAAAGGCGAAAAAATGAAGCAGGTGTTGAGCAACGTTGGCGTGGGGCTCAAGGAATTTGAGAAGAGCGCAGATAAGGCAGCGGGCTCATTCCAAAACCAGATGAATGCATTTAACAATGCATTGACAGATTTTTACGAGAGTTTTGAGCCTGCGGCGGGGGCATTTCTTGGGGAGTTTGTCACGCCAATGATCCAGGCGCTGGGTTCGCTTGGTAATGCTGTAAAGCTTGCATTGTCAGGCGATGAAATCAAAAATAACGACCTCGCAGCATATTTCCGAGATGAACTATTCCCGCAACTGATCAACATCAAAAATGGCTTGATTATTGCAGCGCAACAAATTGGACAGTTCGCTCAGGCAGTAGCCGTAGTGCTGCGCCCCTTGGCGCAGCTTGTACTTGGCAATCAACAACTGGTTGCCATACTTGTGCGAGGAGCTGTCGTACTTGGTGCATTCAGGGTTGCTGCGGCAGCGGTAAATGCCACTGGCATCATTCCGCTTATTCGGAATATCATTCGTTACAACGGAGTATTCAGGCTATTTATCACGCAAACCGCAGCGGGCACGTCTGGCATGACGGCCTTACGCGGTGCTGCCATTCAGACTGGGATGGGCATGCGTCAAGCGGCCGTAGGTGTGAGGGTGCTTGCCACTGCAATTCGGACGGCACTGGTTGCTTCCGCCATCGGCATTGCGCTTGTTGCGATTGGTGCATTGATTGAGAAGATCAATCAGTTGCAAGCTGCTGCTGACAGGGCTCGCCAGGCAAAACCCACGATGGCGAAAAGCCTAAGAGAGGCCGCTCAAAGCGGTGGCACGGAGGGTCTCAAGGCTCGGGATAGGACTGCATCTGCAGAGCTAGCCAAGAAAGAACGGATGGCTAAAACGCTTAGCACTCTTGAGAAGGGCGGCACTGTGAGCGAATCGGCAATCCGTGAACTTGAAGAGCAAGGCGCGGCGAACATTAGGGGCTTGGTATTTAAGGCCCCTGGCGGCCAATATGCTCCTCAATTCTCGGTCTCTGGGGCACCTGGAGCTGAGGAGGTTGGTGTTAAGCCGGAATTGCGACAGCTTTCTGCTCAAGTGTCGGCCGAAGCGCAAGGCGCAAGGGCTGGATACGAACAGGGCATGAAGGATGCGCGAAAGGATGCGGCCGTGGTTGATGCGCGGCTAAAAAGTCAGACGAAAGCGGATCTTACGGGGCTGGGCGCCGATCTTGCTGGTGAAGGCGATGACGGTGGTGGCGGCAAGGGCTCTAAGACCACCCCCGCTGAGCTGCTTGACCTGACAAAACGCTTAAACCAAGCCAAGGAAGAGGGGCGCCGCCTTGATGAGATCACGTTGCAATATCAAATTGATGTGGTCAATGCCAATCAAGAACAGGAAGACAAGATTGGTCGCTTAATAAGTCTTGAGGAGGCTCGCCATCGTCAAGCGGAAGCCTTGGCTGACTTGGGAGAGAAAATTGGCAAGGACATGGCGCAGCAATATTTTGAAGCTCAAGAACAACTTAAGCGCGAACAAGAGGGACGCAAAGAGATTAATCGCTTGATGGTAGAGGCTCGTTTTGCTGCGGGCGCAATTACAGAGAAAGAGCGCGACAGGCTGTTGTTCTTGCAGGGACAAATTGATGCATTGGATCAACTTAGGCAGACGCCAGGTGTCACACCAGAGGACATTGCGGCATTCCAAGCGCAACAGGCTGCAACCCCTGAGCCTGGGAGCATTGCTGAGCTGCGGAAAAATACGAAGGATGAGCTAGATAGTCTTACGGATAGCACAAGACTGCTTGGTGAGGCAGCCAATGGCATTGGCAGCGCGTTTGCCAAGTCGTTCACTGACATTCTTACTGGCGCCCAAACATGGAAAGACGGGCTTGCTGGAATGTTTGAAAGTGTTGCCAGTATGTTCGCTGACATGGTGGCCCAAATGCTGGCCAAGTGGGCTGCATTGCAGATTCTGAACATGTTTAATCCAGGAGGCGCGGGTGCCAAGCCGCCGCTACCTGGTTCTGTTGGCTTGACGGCAGCCAATGGTGCTGTGTGGCAAGGAGGCTTTACCCCGTTCGCCAATGGCGGTGTTGTGAACGGCCCCACGCTTGGCTTGGTAGGCGAAGGCCGCTTTAACGAGGCCATTGTGCCGCTGCCAAACGGCAAAAGCATCCCAGTGGACCTCGGCGGGGGCGCTGGTAATAACATTTCCACTAATATTGTTGTCAATATGAACAATGGCCAAGCAAGCAGTCAGTCAAGCGGGCGCGGTGGCCAGGCACTGGGTCGTGAACTTGAAGGCGCTGTGCGCAATGTCATCCTGAAAGAAAGCCGCCCCGGCGGCCTCATCTATAGCGGACGCTGATCACCATGGCACAACC